GGGTATTCTGATAGTGATCGTAAAACAAATTGTCAACCATATTTTATGGAATTTGTGTCATTAATTTCTTTTAATGGGTTAATGTTATATCCACAAATCAAAAAATCCAAAGAAGTTAATTTAAATTTACCATGTGTTGGGTATCAAACAGATATTGAAGCTGCTTATTCAAGAGTTGGAGAATGTATGAGAGTTGGTTGTAATCAAACATTTTTATATTTTTTCCAAAGATTACACAATATTTGCATTGCTGAAGCATATTCAATATTACCGGATATGTATAACAATAATAATGAATCTTTTGAAGAATTATTAAATAAACCAATAGAAATGTTTGGTTTACCAGACATGTTACCAGTTTTTGGGTTGTTTTGTAGAGGTAATGGTAACAATTACAGGTTATACAATTATGGGGACAAAACACATCAAAATTTTATACACTTTTTGTACAGGGAAGGAAAAGATATTGAGACAAAAGAAGGTCAATTAACAGAAAATGTTGATTTTAGTTATGGTTTTATTAAAGCAAAGTTTATGTATGATGCTAAAAATAGTGTTTTAGTAAAATTAAGGAAAAATTTACATTGGTCACCCGAGGATATAGAAAAATTTTGGAGAGAACACATTTCTTACAAATTCATCAAACCAAGAAATAGGGAACTTTTGATTGATTGGATAAAAACAATGTTTTTTAATAGGTCATTTACTGAAGCTTACACAAAGGCATCAAGAACAAAAATGACCATGAGAATATCAACATTTGTGAAAGCCAAAATTATAAAAATGATTTTAAAAGTTAGCGACATGACTGGTGAGTATGATACTTCTGAATTTTATACAATCAAAAATTACAAAAGAGAATTATTATCTAGATTCAATAACTATGATCCCAATGTTGAAATACAAAAAATTGAACAGATAGAAATCCAAAAAATCATGACAAAATGTGACCCAACTTATAGTGCAATTTATTCAATGTTGAATGGTTTGAGGGTTCAAGCTGTCAGAAGAATGGATAGAATACCAGTACAAATTGCAATTAAAACACCATATAAAATTGGTTCATTTGAAATAAAAAATTCTCCTGAAACAATAATTCAATATCTTTTTAATAAAGAAGATTTTGAGAAAGATAATCGTCAAAAATTATCATTGTATTCATTAGAAAGGGATATTGAAAATGTTAAAAAAAGAATACCATTAAATATTATAGAAAACCC